ACACATTCTCTGGGTTTCATAACCAAGGAATGAATGGCGTCCCATCACGGGTGAAGATTCAATCACTGTTGGAAAGAACTTAATCTTTCCTTCAATTTTTGAATCAAGCCATCTTGTTGTTTGCCACAGACCCAACTTGTACAGTTGGTTCCGTAGGGAAACAAGCGAGATGGTTTCCGCGACGTCAGTCCTGTCGTTCGGAAAGAGTCTACGCACCTTAGCAATGGAAACATCGCTTTGGGCATAATACTCCTTTCCGCAACTCTCTCTGAACCTTCCGGTCCAGAAAGATTTGTTCCGATTTACGACGAAGCCAAACGCTTCGAGTACGGAAATGACAGAATTCACACAATCTACAGGAATGATAATATCATCCCCGTAGACGCGCACCCGATCGGAATATGATTTAATCATATTCCTATCCACAGGTGTATTGAGCTCACGTGAAATTCCAATAAAGATGAGTGTAAGAAATACACTCGCCTCGACGGGAAAACACGTGGCCGAACCCATAGACGCATACTTGGCCAATGGCATTATGCCACGACCAGGTATATCAGCCTTTCGACTCCGAGTTGCGTCCACGAATGCCCTAAGGGCACCGTGATTCCCAACAAGGAGGCGTACATGCTGATTCGAGACACGGTCGGAGGCTTCACTCAAATCGAGTGTCGCCAGTGTTCCATCTCTGGAACCTTGTCGAGCCATGAGCTGGTTAGGCTCTTGGTCATCGATACCAACCATCTTCGAAAGAATGAAATTCCTTCGAAGACCGTCAAGAAACAAGGAGAAAAGCCCTTGCTGTGCATACTGCATAGCAGTAGGCTCAATTCCTATGATTCTAGGTGTCTTGAGCGTTTTAGGAACGGAGACCACCCTCACGGGGATCTCTGCTTCGGGTTCGAGGATGTCCACCTCTTCCAAGTCTCTCCAAAAGAGAGAGTTTGGAACGACATAGTCCCCAGAAGGGGCTACGTCCTCGAGGCGCCGAGTCCAGGATGCGCGGAAGTACTTTTCGTTCGAAGAGTACTTTTCCGCAACATTTCCGGGCCCGTGTCGCGGGATGACTTTCCCCTCCCGGATCTTACGATCCAGGTGGGTGAACATCGTCCCGAAGAGCGTCCCGGAGACACGCCGAAACTCTTCTTTTAGAGAAGAGTCAAGCGTTTTCCAGGAGGCTCTGACATCCTGCTCACTCTGGACATACCCCTCAAACGCCTTATACTCTCTTTCGGGAGTACAAGGTAGCTCTATTTTGCCAAAAAGCAATGTTAATTGCCTAATGGCGAATATTGCATCAATTGAGGGATCGTCCAGCAACACACCAGTGTCGTGGTTGAATACAAGCCCGAGGAAACCTGACAAAAATGTCGGGAGACCTCTCCTTCCCCAATAGAAACCGGGAAAGGAACTGCGGGCTACCTGTTTACGCTCTAGGCTTTGTTGAAGCCCTTTGCCATATTCAGGTAGGGTGATCGTTAGAAACGATACACCTTCGCAATTCAACCGCCCACGGACATATTTGATGTCCATGGTGGCGCTAGTGTTACACCACGTGGCCAATTCGTTGGCCACATTTTCCCAGAGCAACATTAGGCTTTTCATAGCCCCTCCTAACTAATCGTTTGGGGGTAAGCTATCCTTAGCCTATGAGGCCTGCACTCAGGTGGAAGAATTCCGGTTATTAATCGGAATTACCGCTCGTGTATCTATTGCAGGGCAACCGAATTGTGGGAACCTAGAAACTAGGCTCCAACTCATCGGTGGTACCGACTTACCGAGCTCCCGAAGGAGCCCAGCAAGCCGGTCCCTGCCACTAGATGGGATAGGCTGAATATCCAATTACGGATACCAGCATCACCCATCTAGCTAGAATCGAGCGTTGTCAAAGGAACTGCCGGATTAAGGGGCAGGGGAAATCTCCCCTTTCTTTTAACCGGCTTTTCAACTCCTTTGCTTCCGTTCTCGACCTAGCCTAGCCCGAGCAGATCTAGCCAGGATTATCCTGGTCAAGATCGCGATAAAGGAGATAATTAAATCCTCTATCACTCGGGACAAGGTTAACTCTCTCCACCAAGCAATTTGGTGATGAGAAGATCCGAAGTAGCGGTGTATGCGGTTTTGAAACCCGTATACACAGCTAGCTCCTCGGCATTCGTATACCCTACCGTAGGAACGTCAAATACCATGTAACAAGACATGGAAACTTGACGGTTCTGGGCGGGGATAAACGGATCCGCGGTGATCTTCGAATGGTCGACCCTGAGGACTCTCCGTGTCCGTCGCCCGTAAGTGGACGACGCGGAGAGATCGATCAGTCCATCGCTACTCGCGTACTTCGACTCATTCGCCCCCGTTGAAACACGAGGAAGAGGAGTCGTCACACCCGAGATAGTGATAGACTGTGGGTCTGCAAACGCCATTGGCATTGCTCCGTTCTCCGGTTATAAACCGGAATTGGGGTGTATGGGCAGTGGCAAACACAACCCTGCACTCCCTAGAAACATTCTAGGGAGTGTTAACTACGTTCGGCTTATGCCGAGCGCAGCTCGCTATGCCTCTACTCGGCCCAACCAATCACGCGAGCGAGTTGGTATGACAGGCCCAGCCACAATTAATCTCACCGTACGAGCCCCGTGACCGGACTCGGTTGGCCAGCCTTCTAGCTGATGCCGGTTACTGGGCCGAAGGCATTCCCAGACCGACAGAA